AAAACCGATACAGAAGGCAAGGTGCTACAGGTTCCATGTGCTATGACCCAAACCTCACCGCTAGGGGTTGGTCATGCGTAAGCCGCTTTTCGACAGTGTTAACGAAGAACCGAAGCCGCCCGAACTGCGATGGAGGATCGCGAAGCCGGAAGAGATCATCGGGCAACAACTCGTGTTAGCTGGTAAGCCGATCACGCTCTACACGCACCGCGTCGGCCGACGCACCTGGCCGTGTCTCAAGTCGCTGCCGATGCTCGTGCGCGAATGCCCACACTGCGAACGCTCGGCGCAGCAAAAGTGTTGGGTGCCGGTGGTCAATATCAACATGAACCCGCACGCGCCCGAGCTGCGAATTCTGATGGGCGCTACCACACTCAGCGCGAGCGTGAAGAACGTCAAGCCAGGTTCCCTCATTCACGCGCAACGCGCGCTGCAACTCAAACCGACGTGGTGCGTTCGTCTCGATACCGACCAATCGATGCAAGCCGTCGCGCTCGGTCTTCTGTCACGCTACATCCCCGAGCGCGGTGACATCACTCGTTGGCTTCTGCATTACTGGCAGTGGGCGGAAATCACGAAGGCATTCGGTGAGGTTTACCGCATGTCGCTGAAACTGAAGTTGAAGCACGAAGAATCAGAAGCCCACAAACTTTCTCTCCTCACTGGTGATGAAGTGGCGTGAATCGTGTGACAACACACTGTCACTGGTAACACTCCCGACGGCGCGCGAAACTCAGCAGCTCACCGCAAATCGGTGAGCTGTTTTCGTTGCGCGAGTGTGCCCGGTGGACGATCCGAACCTCATTCCCCCCGGCAGTGTGGTAGGTGACGCCGAACGACGGCGGAATCTTGAACGCGCTGTTGTCAAGGCGGCCGAGCTGACAGCGGCAATCAAGATTGCTTCGCGCGTCGTTCCGGGCATTCCCGGTAAGGTTCTGGGCGCGTTGGTCACTGGCATCGAGAAAGACCCAGAAACGGGGCGCTTGCGCCCGGAGATGGCAGCGGGCGCTAACTTCCTTCCTTCTCCGTTCGGCTTTCTTGATCCCGAAGCGGTCGGCTTGCGGCGCAACTTCTACCTTCCGGCCGGTTCGACTGAACTAATGCCGCGCCGCGCGGATCGTCTCGGCATTGGCATTCCTCAGCAGCGCGCCGAAGATGCGGTGAGGCGCGCGACGCTCGACAGACAGGACGCCGAATTTCGCGCGCGCCGAGCTGCTGAGGTGATTGAAGGTGAGAGCGTTGAGACGCTTCAAGACCTCGCGGCCGGGCGCGGTGGGTTCACTCGCGCGGGCGTGTTGATCGCTAGTCAGGAAGTTCCCGCAAGTGACTTGGCACGCGCAGCGGCCGAGAAGCTCGGCCAGGTCGGGCCGGTCCGCGCGGCAATGCAACGCGCGATTAATGCTGCCTCAGCTCGGATCGACGCGCCCGACGAGTTGAAGCAGCTAACCGCGATTGACACGGTTATCGCTGCTAATCCCCCTGATCCCTGAGAGCTGCTCGACATGCCAGCGGGACTGATACCAAACGTCGGCATTGCCGCGACACTGGCCGAGCTGCTCGGCAAGGACGCGGTTACGGTTCTCCCCTGGCAGATGCTTTTGTGGAAGAACGATTTCACACCGGATGCGGACACGGTTTTCGATGATCTGACCGAATGCGATTTTGAAGGTTACACGCGCCTGAACTTGGAGCGCGACCAGTGGACCACGCCGACCGTCAACGATGGGTGTGCACACTCGACGTGGACCGAAACACCGGTTGTCTGGACGGTCGCCGGCGGGCCAGCTCAGACTGTGTACGGGTTCGCCTATATCGAAATGACAACCGACGTGTTGCGCTTCATTCAGCGCTTCGACGCCGAAGACATCACGCCGATTTTGATTCCCGGTACGGTGTCGGTTCTGCCTGAGTACACACTGACGTCGGCCGAGGAATACGCAATGTTCCAAGAGATGATCTTCCTTCGCGTCTGCGACGTATTCCTTCACCTACCACCTCATCTCAACGAAAAACACTTTTCCAGCGTTCATCTCTTTCCCATGCGCCTCACGAAAAATCTTAAACTACGAACGAAGGAACTTCGATTCGCATATCACGGATTCGAAGGTGCCGTGCGCTATGGAAAGGTCATCGTATCCGAGACACAATACCCACGTGGGTACCGCATATCGAAGATATGGACCGGGCTGAGAAGAAACGACCGCAAATGGATATCATGGCGTGACGCCGTTACCAATATGTTCCAAGACGACCTTTGGTGGTTTTAAATAGCGGCTTCGCCGCCCACGGGCCTTCGGCCCTGGCGAGTAGGCTGAGTGTAATAAGGCAATTAAAGGAAAAAGTATTAATTTATTTACTACTCCGATTCATAGCCACGCTGCCAAGGGCAACGCACGTACTGCTGTGTCCACTGCGCTAATCTCGTAGCAAAGAGTACCAGATCGCGCCTAGCATTATCAAGGCTAATAGTCCGTGGCCCATGTGAAGTAATAGCTTCTCCCATCTCGATAAGCAAGTTGTAGTTATGGACCATCCACCCCGGCAAGCCTCTCGGCACCGCGATGCGATTGAGCTCACGCACAAGCGAGTCTGCTCGCTCGTAATACGACGCCCAAGTGCGAATATCTGAGACATCCATAAATAGTCACTATTTTTCTTCTCGACTTTTCCAATCTGGAAAATTCCAGATATTATTTTTTGTGCAGAGTCTGCACAGATCCAATTACTATTTTATTTCGGAACCAGAAAATAAAAAAAGGCCCGATGGATACAGGGTATTTATTATTCGACGAACTCGACAATCCAGAGGTATGGCAAGCACCACTAACCCCGATCAACCTACCAAACGGGTGGGAGCCGTTACCGGCTTCGCTATTCCCGTTGGAAAATGGCGCAAGCTCACAGGAGAACACGTCTCCGGAGCAGCCGCCACCGACTACATCATCGTCCCACTTGGAGCCGCCGGACGGTACCCCGCCGACAAGTGGGCACAGTGGGGAAGTGTCAGAACCTACAGGTTCTGGAAACCCGAAGAAGGTTCAAGGGAAATGCCTACTCCTCACGTGGTCGCAAGCGCCACAACTCTCAAAGGAGGCGATCGCAGGCCACCTGAAATCATTAGGAGAAGTGGAGAGCCTAGCAGTGGGACAAGAGACCCATGCGGACGGCGGAGTCCACTACCACGCATGCGTGATTTACAAGGAGAAGATCAGCAGGAGGCCAACGGCCTTCGCGATCCGGGGACGGACCGCAGACGTCCGAGTTGCGAACGCCAAGAAAGGTCCACTGAAGGACTGCATCATGAACTACTGGACCTATGCTCAGAAGGAGGATCCTCTTCCTCTTCTGGAGGGTCCGGGTCCTCAAGCCCCGAAGAGGGATCGGAACTCGATCTACTTGGAAGCAGCGGAGCTGGCAGCGACGGCGAGCGTAGACGCAGCGCTGGACTTCGTCCGGCTAAACGCCGCCGCGGACTATGTGACGAAACTGGACTCAATCAATCGCAATTTGGTGAGTCATCGGAACAAGAAGACTCGTCATCTTGCTCCTGCCCGCAGTCTGAATGAATTCGCTCACGCGCCGGTCATCCCGGAAGACTGGCGGGTCTTGTTTCTTTGGGGGAAGAGTGGTGCAGGTAAAACGCAATTTGCCAAGGCACTCCTTCCGGAGGCTTCGATAATCCGTCATAGGAATCAACTGGCCGACGCCGACTTTTCCAAAGGAGTCATCTTCGACGACTTTGACGTAAGTCACTGGCCACCCACGGCAGTGATTCATCTTGTGGATTGGGACGAGGTCACCGGGACGGACGTTAAACATGGCTACGTGATTATTCCACCTCACACAAGGAAGATATTCACGTTCAACCGCATCGTTGATGCGTGGTGCCCTCCCTCTATCTCAGAGGAACAGTTCCAAGCTGTTCGCCGTAGAATGACTATCATTGAAATAAACGATTCTTTATTTTAATCGGTATACCACAAACGAGCAACTGAAGGCGTCCTCACCTCCGAAGAGATGAAAGACGCATTCGCAAGCGCACGAAAGTACACATAGAGACCACCGCTAGCAATATCAGCTATCGTAGCGGGACTGCTTTGCGCGGAAAAGACAGTCTCCAAATCATCATTAGTTAAATCCAACTCACAATCAATTTGATTGTAGAGACGCATGTTTGCAGGAGTCGTAGACGACACCGCATAAGGATTCGCCTCACACACATCATCATACAACACAACAAAGCGATCCATATTGTCATAGCGCGGAGGCGCCTTCACAGAACTACTCTCAGTACCATCCTGTGTTGTGTAAGCAAACACAGCGTCCCATGTCGGTAGCACCCCATTAGGATTCTTATCCCACACCACAACAGTTCTTATAGTCTGACCCTGCAGGTTACCACCTGCCTGCACCGACAAGATGGTCTCAAAAAGAACATGAAGCTCGAGAGATAGAGGATAAATCTTACGTCCAATCCTCTCAAACGAACTCGTCCCCGGCCGAACAAGGTTCAGCACAGCACACGAACCATTTGTGTTCGTTGTTGCCAACACAGGCGCGAACGCCAACGCAGTGTCAACGCCCTTAGCGTGACAAGTTAAGTCATCACACGACATAACTATCCCCTCTTCAATAACTACTTATTTTTTAAACACATTTAATTAATTAAAAGTTTCCAAATTCCAATCTACTCCTTTTTGGAGTCACCGACTTAGTCGGTGTACCTGAGACGGCAGATCGAATACTGCCCAACAGACACGACACCGGTACCAACGGTGTTGACGGACGCCCTGAAGATGATGTACAGGCCGCCGCTCGCAATGTCCGCGATACCCGCGGGCGAATTCTGCGCAGAGAACACCGTCTCAAGGTTGTTGAGCCGGAGATACTCGTCCACAGTCTGCACAACAGTGTTGTTGTCGCCGTTGGCGGGCCCGCCCGCAGGAATGTTGAAATTGTACACCTTGTCCAGAAGGACCTTGTAGCGGTCCATCTGATCGTACTTGAGCGGGGCGAGCAGCGTCTCCGTTTCCGTACCATCCTGGCCCGTTACCGCAAAAACAGTATTGAAGGCCGGCAGTACGCCCTGCGGCTGCTTGTCCCAAAGGACAATCATGCGACAGTAGGCGCCCGAAATGTCGCCCGTGGCAGCCACCTGAGTACACAAGTACTCAAGCGACGCCTTAATGCGCAAGCTCCGCGACATGATCTTGCGCCCCACACGATTGTAGGACCCACTCCCAGGGGCGACGAGGTTGGGAACGAAGATCGACCCATTGCTACCCATGGTAGCAAGCACCGGACTCAGGGCAATGGTCGTATCCACGCCCTTGATCTCGCCGAACTTCGGGCGAGAATAGGTCTTTGACGCCATCCGTCTCGGGACGGACGACGCGGGAGCATAGCTCCCCTTACGGCTCTTCTTGCTGGAGCCGGGGCGGGAACTCGAAGACTTACGCTTCTGCATGTTCGTTGAAGAGTATCCTTCGAAATAAATAGACGACGGATTATTTGACGTTTTACACTACCTACGGTTAAAGACCGATATTTTTTTTTATTTTTTTGGGGGCTCAATGTAAATAGCCCCCAAAAAAATTTTAAAAAAAATGTTAGGAATGGTTCTGGTTCCAGAAAAGAGAATAAAATAAGGGAAATAAATTTTGGAACCACGCACAACAGAATGTCTAATTGGGACGATTTTAAACCTGACGGCCCGTCAGTCGATCCAGCACTACTGTCCCGCGCGGCGGAAGACAGATACGTGCTGACGACCGCCGAGGACTACGCCATGTTCCAAGAGATGATCTTCCTCCGTGTCTGCGACACATTCCTCAAGCTACCACCTCACCTTAACGAAAGACACTTCACAGACGTTCATCTCTTCCCGATGCGTCTTACGAAAAACCTCAAACTGCGAACGAAAGAAATTCGATTCGCATACCACGGATTCGCAGGATCCGTTCGCTACGGGAAGGTCGTCGTATCCGAGACGGACTACCCTAGAGGCTATAGAATATCGAAAATATGGACTGGTCTAAGAACCAACGATCGCAAATGGATCTCTTGGCGTGACGCCGTAACCAACATGTTCGTAGATGACCTTTGGTGGTTTTAAATAGCGGCTTCGCCGCCCACGGGCCTTCGGCCCTGGCAAGTAGAATAGGTGTAATGTGCAATTTAAAAGAAAATGTATTAGGATTTATTTATTACTCGGACTCGTAACCACGATCACCACGCGGAGCAACGTATTGCTCCGTCCACTGCGCTAATCTGTTAGCAAAGAGTACCAGATCGCGCCGAGCATCAGCAAGGCCAATAGTCCGTGGCCCATGTGAAGTAACAACTTCTCCCATTTCGACAAGCAAGTTATAGTTGTGGACCATCCAACCAGGCAAGCCTCGCGGGAGCGCGATGCTATTGAACTGCCGCACGAGCGAATCTGCTCGCTCGTAATACGACGCCCAAGTGCGGATATCTGTTGCATTCATTAAAACTATCACTTTTAATTTATTTCCAACTTTTCCAATCTGGAATTTTCCAGATATTATTTTGTGCAGACGTCTGCACAGAATCCAAGATTATTTTATTTGGAACCAGAAAAAAAAAGGACCGGCCATGAACACAGACTTTTTATTATTCGACGAACTAGAAGACCCAGAGTCATGGCTAGCACCACCAACACCAATCAACCTGCCAAACGCGTGGGAGCCGTTACCGGCTTCGCTATTCCCGTCGGGAAATGGCGGAAGCTCACCGGCGAGTCCGTTACCGGAGCCGCCGCAACCGACTACATCATCGTCCCACTTGGAGCCGCCGGACGGTATCCCGCCGACAAGTGGGCACAATGGGGATCAGTCAGAACCTACCGATTCTGGAAACCCGAAGAAGGTTCAAGGGAAATGCCTCCTCCTAACGTGGTCGCAAGCGCCACAACTGTCAAAGGAGGCGATCGCAGGCCATCTGAAAGCATTCGGAGAAGTGGAGAGCCTAGCAGTGGGTCAAGAGACCCATGCGGACGGAGGAGTCCACTTCCACGCATGTGTGATCTACAAGGAGAAGATCAGTCGCAGGCCGACGGCCTTTGCGATACGCGGACGGACGGCAGACGTCCGAGTTGCGAACGCCAAGAAAGGTCCACTGAAGGACTGCATCATGAACTACTGGACTTATGCTCAGAAGGAGGATCCAAATCCTCTTCTGGAGGGTCCAGGTCCTCTTCCTGCGAAGAGGGATCGGAACTCGATCTATCTGGAAGCAGCGGAGCTGGCAGCGACGGTGAGCGTGGACGCTGCGCTGGACTTCGTCCGGCTAAACGTCGCCGCGGACTATGTTACGAAACTGGACTCAATCAACCGCAACTTAGTGAGTCATCGGAACAAGAAGACTCGTCATCTTGCTCCTGCCCGCAGTCTGAATGAATTTGCTCACGCGCCAATCATTCCACCCGACTGGCGGGTACTATTCCTATGGGGTAAGAGTGGTGCAGGTAAAACGCAATACGCCAAAGCACTCCTTCCGGAAGCATCAATAATCCGTCATCGGAATCAACTGGCCGACGCTGACTTTTCCAAAGGAGTCATCTTCGACGACTTTGACGTAAGTCACTGGCCACCAACGGCAGTGATTCACCTTGTGGATTGGGATGAGGTCACCGGAACGGACGTTAAACACGGCTACGTTATTATTCCACCTCACACAAGAAAGATATTCACGTTCAACCGCATCGTTGACGCGTGGTGCCCACCCTCTATCTCGGAGGAACAGTTCCAAGCTGTTCGGAGAAGAATGACTATCATCGAAATAAACGATTCTTTATTTTAATCAGTATACCACAACCGAGCAATCGACGGCGTCCTTATCTCAGAAGAGACAAAGGACGCATTCGCCAAAGCCCTAAAGTACACATAGAGACCACCGCTGACAATATCCGCAATTGTCGCGGGACTGCTTTGAGAACCAAAGACAGTCTCAAGATCATCATTCGACAAATCCAAATCAACATCGATATCATCATACAACCTCATATTCGCAGGATTCGTAGACGAAACCGCGAATGGATTTATCTCACGAACTTCATCATACAACACAACAAAGCGATCCATATTGTCAAAGCGCGGAGGCGCCTTCACAGTACTACTCTCAGTACCATCCTGAGTTGTGTACGCAAACACAGTATCGAACGTCGGTACAGCACCAGCAGGATTCTTATCCCACACCACGGCAGTCCTTAAAGTCTGCCCCTGAAGATTCCCCGAAGCCTGAACCGACAAGATGGTCTCAACCACTACGTGAAGCTCGAGACACAGAGGGTAAATCTTACGACCAATCCTATTAAACGAAGCCGTTCCCGGTTGAACAAGGTTCAACACAACACAAGAACCATTTGTATTGGTTGTAGCCAACACAGGGTTAATAGCAAGCAAAGTGTCAACGCCCTTAGCGTTACAAGTTAAGTCACACGACATAACTATCCCCTCTTAAAACAATAGTTTTAAATTAAATATATTTTCCAAATTAAAGATTTCCAAAATCCAGACTACTCCTTTTTGGAGTCACCGACTCAGTCGGTGTACCTGAGACGGCAGATCGAATACTGCCCAACAGACACGACACCGGTACCAACGGTGTTGACGGACGCCCTGAAGATAATGTACAGGCCGCCGCTCGCAATGTCCGCAATACCCGCGGGCGAATTCTGCGCAGAGAACACCGTCTCAAGGTTGTTGAGCCGGAGATACTCGTCCACAGTCTGCACAACAGTGTTGTTGT